AAATATGGAAAGCGACCTGCCGTAGGTTGTGCAGTAATTCTTAATAATGGACAAACTCCATTAAACCTCTTAATGCCCTTATAATCATATATTAACATCCTAATTGTTAATAACTTTTTTAATTACTTAGTTAATTACGAAGTTAATTTGTATATTTGTATCATAAATTTTAAAAACTATTATGAAAACAAACTATAAAGTAATTAACAGACAAACAAGAAACGAGTATATACTTAATGCTAAAGAAGTTGTAGAGTTTTTTAAACATCAACACATTAGAGATTATGCCGTTTCTGTAATACCTAATTCAACATATACATTTTTAAAGACATTATTAGCTAGTGCATTAGCAGTAGCTTTTGTAGTGTGTATGACTAAAGTTATTATGTTATGGATTTAAATTACGAAGATTGGTTAAAAGGAACTTACGAACATTGTATTGATCCTACATTAGATATATACATTGATGAAGATACAAGATGTATTATATGTGGAGATTTTAATAAATGTGATTGTGAAGAAAAATGGAGTAAAAAAAGTTTCTGCTGCGAAGCAGATATGGATGCAGATAAAATCTGTAGTGAATGTGGAGAGCATTGTTTTAGTGCTTGGGAATATGATAATAAATAATTAAATAAATAAATATGAAAAATAGTAAAGTAGTAAACGTACAAGGTTCAGGGATGTTTAAAGAACTATATGTATTTGAAGTAGAATTAGATAACGGAGATATAGGTAAAATATATCGTAAGTCAAATGATTCTAAATTAAGTGTAGGACAAGATATTTCTTACACTATAAACGACAAGGGAAGTATTAAGATTGTAACAGATTATCAAAAGAATAATCAAAGTCAGTCAAGCCCTAAACAAGATGATGTACAGAAACTTATTGTAAAGCAGTCAAGTTTAAAAGCAGCAGTAGATTATGATAATAAATGTACTCCTGAAGATGTACTTAAAAATGCTCAAATGTTTTACGAATGGGTATGGGGTTTAACTCCTGCACAATCTAAAATCAATAAAGTAGCTGAAAAGTTTGATTCAGATTTACCATTCTAATATGACAGATAGAGAAAAATTTGAAACCATTTGCGACCTTACTACACAGATAGTAGGGTTGCAACCAGGTTCACTAGCATATAAAACTAGAAAGCAAGAAGTGTTAGTACCTAGAATGGTTGCGACAGTAATAGGTATAATGACTAAAGATATACACCCTACTATTATTGCAGAAATAATTAAAAAGGATCGTACTTCAGTATTACATTATATGAGTTGTCATAAATCTAACTATGCTAGTTTTCCTTATTATAGAAATACTTTTAACAAAGTTTATAATGCTTTTACTGAAGCTGAAAAGATTAAAGTAGTATTAAGTAGTAGGGATGAGATATGTAGATTATTAATAGATGCAGGTATAAAAATTTCTGCTAAACCACAAGTTAAAATTAAGATAACAAGTGGTAAGGCAAATTATACCCTTCCAACTACATATTTGGAGTTTTCAAAAAATATTGATATAATTAAGCAATCATTAACTGAAGTAGATTACTCTACAGAAATTATAACATTATGAACGAAAAACCAAGCTACTACGCAATAATACCTGCAAACGTGAGGTATTCAGATTTAAAACCTAATGCTAAATTATTATATGGAGAAATAACTGCATTAAGTAACAAGCACGGATATTGCTTTGCTTCTAATAATTATTTTGCTAATTTATATAACGTAAATAAAAATACTATAAGTTCTTGGATTACTGATTTAAAAAATAAAGGTTTTATAGAAGTTACAATAGAACGAGATTTAAGGAACGTAATCACGAAAAGATGTATAGGTATACTGAAAAAGATGGATACCCCTATACACGAAATCACGGAGTATAATAATACAAGTATTAATATTACAAGTAATAATATATCTATAGAGCAATTTGAAAATCACGTTATGTATTTTGATTATCCTAATGAAATGAAACAAGATTTTATAGATTATTGGACAGAAAAAAGTTCTGATCGTTCTAATGCAAAAATGCGTTTTCAAAAACAATCTACTTTTGATGTGAAAAAGCGACTTGCTCGTTGGGCGAAAAATTCTCAAAAATGGGATGCGCCTAAAAAAACAGGAACTTCAAAATTAGATGCACAGATAGATGAATGGCAAAAAGCAAAGAACTTATTATGATAGATGAATACAAGCAAATGATATACTTAAAAAACCTATATAAAAAAAATACTATAGATTTGGACAAATATTTTAAGTATAGTGGTAAGTTAGAAATAGGTAAAAGATTTAAAGAACCTAAAGAAGATTATGTATATGTACATAGGAGATTGATTAAAAATGATATGTCTAAATATAAATTTAAGAAATGAAAAAAAATAGATTTTTAAATAGTGTTATTGATTTATTAGATATTATGACTAATGAATTAAAAGAAAAAGAAGAAAAATGTGCAGATGGTAGGATGTTAATTAGAATAGGACATAGAATTTCTGCTATACATAAAGTTAAACATTATATTAAACAAAGAATTAAAAACGAAGATATACCTGAAGTTATTAGAAAAAAAACAAATGTAGATTTTTTATATAATTTAAAATCAAAAGATTAAATGAAAACATTACAAGAAGAAAACATAAAAGAACTAACAGAAAAGACATTAGACCTAATTGCTAAGACATCAGTAGAGTTAGGACATAGGGCAGATGCTAAAACTATGGCATCTCTTGCAAAGATATTAGCTGAAGATTTACAGAAAGAGAATAGATTCAGAAGAATGTATTTTACTCAAATAAAAGATTCTTTTTATCAGGGAGTAAGGTTTTGCGACTTTGAACCTTTTCTTAATATAAGGACTTTTTATCGTTGGATATTGCAGCATAAAAAAAGAATTTCAGATGCAATTTATAAAACTGAAATTTTGAAACAGAAGAATGTACCATTTTATCAACAACCAAAAAAACTTTTAAAATGAAAACTATAACTATTACACAAGATGAAATTAAAACTGCAACTGATGCAATTAAATGGCATCTTAAAAACTATGGTCATATAACAAGTTGGGAAGCTATAAAAGAATATGGTGCTACAAGATTAGCAGATATTATATATAAATTAAAAAAGCAAGGTTACAATATACATACTACTGAAATAGCAAAAACTACAAGATTTGGTAGGAAAACAACTATAGCTAAATATCTTTATTTTAAACCCAAACCACAATACGAACAAAAATTAATATGGGGATAAAAAAACCTGTAAGCAAACTTAAAAAAGAGTTAGATAGTTGGTTCTCTAAATATATAAGATTAAGAGAAGCTACTGAAACAGGTGCAGCACAATGCTTTACTTGTGGTAAAGTAGATCATTATAAAAAACTTCAGAACGGACATTTTCAATCTCGTAGACATCATAATACAAGATTCAATGAACAAAATTGTCAAGTACAATGTGTTAAGTGCAATATGTTCGGTCAAGGAGAACAATATAAGTTCGGTATGTATTTAGATGCTAAGTATGGTAAAGGTACTGCTGAAGAATTAGAATATCTTTCAAAGTTAAATGTAAAAATGACTAGGATAGATTATGTAGAAAAGATAAGTTATTACAAAGGGCTTGTTAATAAAATAAAAAAGGAAAAGAATATAGAGTAATTAATTTTCTATATTTGAAATATGACAAAACCAATATTTGCCAATACTACACATCAAATAGTTGTTAATGATTATTTGAACTTAATGTTATCTTTTGTCAAAGAGATTTCTTCTGAAAGTAGATATAATAATTTTAAGGAAGTATTACAAGTTATAATAGAATATCATAATAGTTATGGCAAAGATGTAGATGCAGGTAATTGGGATGATTGGCTAACACTTATACCTTCTCATACTTCAGTAATGGTAAATGGATATTTTGCAGGAATACAAACAAAAAGAAATTTAGAAGCTATAAGAGCATACAAGCTATTACTAGACAATGCTCTAGAAATGGTAGTAAGAGATTTAAGAGATATAAAAAATAACAATGAATAAAGTATATCAGGCAGTAGCAGATTGTAGAGAAACATTTATAGAAATGTCTTACACCTACTCGCAAGATATAAACGAAATAGAAGAAGCAGTACAAGAATTAATGTTATACTTTATGCAAATGAATCCTGAAGTATTAAAAAGCATATTTGAAAAAGATGGAAAAAAAGGATTAATAAGATATGGTGCAGTAGTATTAAGAAGAAGCTATACAAGTCCTAGAAGTCCTTACTATTATAAGTACAAGAAATACTATACTAACTTAGATGCACAAGCAAGTTCTATAACTTATGATATTACAGAAACAGGAGAAATGTCAAACGAGAAACATCTATATAATATACCTAATCCTGAAGAATACCAACAATGGCAAAAGCTAGAACTTATTGATAAGGCATTAGAAGATATATATTGGTATGATCGGGATGTATTTAAGTTGTATTACTACGAGGGTAACACATTAACAGGACTAGCAAAAAAAACAGGCATAAGTAGAAATAGCTTGTTTACGACTATAGACAAAGTAAGAGAATATCTTAAAGAAGTTATAGATGAGTAATTTCTTTGTAAAAAACGAGGTGTATGAAGAACGTATAGCATTATGTAGAGAATGTGTATATTACTTTAAACCTACAGGAACTTGTAAGGTCTGCCTTTGTTTTATGAAAGTAAAAGCTAGGATAGGAGTTATGGAATGTCCTCAGAAGTATTGGAGTAAAACAACAGAAGTAGAAAGACCTGATGATATACCTGAAGAACTAATAGAAGAATGTCTTTTGATTTGGGATGATATAAAGACAGGAGTGGCAAAGAATGTAACAGTAAAAAAGAAAATGGTCGAACTGTACAACACAATATATGGTACTAGGTACAAACCTACTAGTAATTGTGGTACTTGTTTAAACAACTGTTTTCAAGGAATTAAACAAATAAAAGAAAAATATGGATAAAAAAATACCTGATTATTATATAGGAAAAAATCACAAATACGAAGCTAGAAAAGTAATATCTGATTGGGAATTAAATTGGAATATTGGTAATGCAGTAACGTATTTATTAAGAGCAAACTTTAAACATCACAGACCTGATGATTGTATAAAGAAAGCTATACATCATTTAGAATTTGAATTAGAGGAGTTAGAAGCAAAGAGAAAAAAGAATATTAGATTAAATCATATTTAATATGTTAAACTATGTATGTAATGTTTGTGGTAACACAAGACAATTATCTAAAGCTACCTTAGAAGTAGTTGATGGTAAAGTAAGAACAAGAGAGGCATTATGTAAATGTGGTGCTTATATGCAAGAAGTATCTAAAGAGTTCGGTGGCTTTCCAAGTATAAGAAGAACAGAACCATCTTTAAGTAAAAGACAAGATAGAATGTGGAAAGAAACTAAAGAGAAGTTTACAAGCTAATGAAATTTGTAATTCACGATAAAAAAGATAAGATGCAATTAGTAAACTATTTAAAAGATATGGAAAGTCCATATACTGTAGAGGTTAAGAAACACAGAAACACAAGATCAAACGTACAGAACAATTACTATTGGAAGTGTATAGTGCAAGTGTTAGCTGAAGAATTGGGCTACTTTAATGATGAGATGCACGATATACTTAGAGCAAAGTTTCTGAATGAATGGCAAATGATAGATATAAACAATAACAAAATAGGACTAAACAAAATAATAAGCACAACATCTTTAAATACTAAAGAGTTTGAAAGCTATGCAGAACAGATTAGAATATGGGCATTGTCTGATCTAGGGATAAGATTGATGCTGCCAAATGAATATATATGATTAATATAAAAAATATAGATTGTTTAAAAGGTTTGCAAGAAATAGAAAGCAAAACTGTTGATATTTGTATAACAAGCCCACCTTATAATTTAGGAAAATATCATCATACAGGTAATAAAATATTTAATCCTTATAAAGATGATTATGATGAAGAAGAATATCAAAAAAATCAAATTGAAATTTTAAATCAATTACACAGAGTAATTAAAGATGATGGTTCAATGTTCTATAATCATAAAAATAGAATTAAAAATGGTTTTCAAATATCTCCTTATGAATGGTTACTAAAAACAAAATGGAAAATAAAACAAGAGATAGTATGGATTAATAGAAGTCAAAACTTTGACAAAATAAGATTTTATCCTTTTACAGAAAGAATATATTGGTTAAGTAAAAATAAAGATACTAAATTTACAAACAATATAAATATTACAGATGTTAATAAATGGAAAGCACAAGGAACTAATAAAAAACATAAAAGAACTTTTCCTATATCTATGGTTTCTGATATTTTAAAATGTTTTCCTGAAAACTTAACAGTAATTGATCCATATACAGGAAGTGGTACAACTGCTATAGCTTGTATAAATTTAGGTTTTAATTTTATAGGTTTTGAGATAGAAAAAAACTATTATGATAATACTTTAAAAAAAATTACTGAATTACAACAACAAAACAAATTGTTTTAATTTCTATTATATAATAGAATTGAATAATCAATTTTTTTCAATTATGGACAAAAGAATAAATAATGGTGGTGCAAGAAAGGGTGCAGGTCGTAAAAGTAAAGCAGAAGAACAAAAGCTAATAGAGAACTTAACACCTATGAATGCAGATGCTCTAAAATCATTAGAGATAGGTTTAAAGAATAAAGAACAATGGGCAGTAAAGTTATTCTTTGAATACTTTTATGGTAAACCACAACAAAGAGTTGATGTAACGAGTAATAGCGAAACATTAAACATACCAATA